TATACGAGGGAGCTATGATATTAGGACCTAGTATGCTGTTAAAATGGGGTATGGCTAAAAATATGGTACGCCCTAAAAGTGATTACAATAAAGTAAAAATGAATTACAGCATTGTAGCTCCAAGAATGTACAGGGGTCGTATTGAATCTATTGTAAGCCGTTGTACGGGTTTTGCTGATATGGTACAGCTTACCCATTTAAAGATGCAGCAGGTCCTATCTAAGATGATGCCCGACGGCGTTTATATGGATGCTGACGGTCTTGCTGAAATTGATTTAGGCAACGGAACAAACTACAATCCGCAAGAGGCGCTTAATATGTTCTTCCAAACGGGTTCTGTTATTGGTAGATCATTTACACAAGAGGGTGATATGAATCCTGGTAAAGTGCCTATTCAGCCGTTACAGACCGGTGCTGGCGGCCAGAAGCTACAAACATTAATTCAAACATACAACTATTACCTACAAATGATCCGTGATGTAACGGGTCTTAATGAAGCTCGTGATGGTTCAAGCCCCGATGCGCGGGCATTAGTTGGTGTGCAGAAATTAGCAGCAGCAAATTCAAACACAGCTACAAGACATATATTAGACTCGGGGTTGTTTTTAACAGCCGACACAGCAGAGTCTTTATCGCTTAGGATATCAGACATACTTGAGTACAGTCCATCTAAAGAAGCATTTATTCAAAAAATAGGCGGTTTTAACGTAGGTGTGTTGGAAGAGCTAAACGATTTGTATCTACATGATTTCGGCATTGTTCTAGAGTTATCGCCAGATGACGAAGAAAAAGGCATGCTAGAAAATAACATACAAACCGCGCTATCCGCTGGCCTTATAGACTTATCAGATGCAATTGACATACGTGAAGTTAAGAATCTAAAGCTAGCTAATCAGCTGTTAAAACTACGTAGAAAGCAAAAACAATTGCGCGATCAGGAAATGCAGCAGCAAAACATACAAGCGCAAGCGCAAGCAAATGCTCAGGCACAACAGGTTGCAGCACAAGCTGAAGTACAAAAAGACCAAGCACTGTTCCAAACGAAGGCACAGCTTGAGCAGATGAAAGCGCAGATCGACCAGCAAAAAATGCAACAGGAGGTTGCGCTTAAGAAAGAGCTTATGGCTTTGGAGTTCCAGTACAACATGCAGCTTAAAGGCATTGAGGTTGATGGCCAGAAGTCTAAAGAGACGCAAAAAGAAGATCGCAAAGACGAAAGAACTAAAATGCAAGCGACTCAACAAAGCGAGTTGATTGATCAAAGAAAAAATGACTCACCACCTAAAAATTTCGAATCCTCTGGAAACGATATACTTGGCGGAGGGTTCGGCTTAGGTACCTTTGAACCTAGGTAATTATAGTAATAACAATTTTATAATATCTTATCATGAGTGAAGAAACCAATCCGGTAGTGGGCGTCGACGAAGATGGCACTATCAAAGTAAACATGCAAGCTAATGCCGTTCAAGAGCAAAGCACAGATGAGGTTCCTGTACGCGACGAACCCGCAGTTAGCGAAGAAGTACCAGAGCAAAACATCGAAGCAGCAGTTGAAGAACCTGCCAGAGAAGAAGAGCCTGTTCAAGAAGAAGTAGTAGGACAAGAGTCCGCACTGCAAGAGATTACAGACGAAGAAGTCGAAGAGGTAGCGGAACAACTTGAAGAAGACGTAGCTACAGCAATTGAGGAATCCGCAAAAGCAGGCGCGAACTTACCTGAAAACATTCAGAAAGTTGTTGATTTTATGGATGAGACGGGCGGTACTTTAGAGGATTACGTACGACTTAATACAGACTACTCGCAATTAAACGAAGATCAATTGCTTCGTGAATATTACGAAACAAAATACAAAGCATACGATAGAGAAGATATAGATTTTCTATTAAATGACAAATTTGCTTACGACGAAGATCTTGACGATGAACGTGAGGTTCGTTTGAAAAAGATAGAACGCAAGCGCGCACTGTCGGAAGCTAAAGATCATTTAGACAGTTTAAAGTCTAAATATTACGATGAAATTAAGGCTGGGTCCAGGTTAAACCCTGACCAGCAAAAAGCGGTTGAATTTTTTGGTCGCTATACAAAAGAGAGTGAGGATGCTGCTAAAATTGCAGAACAACAAACCAGTAGGTTTAAACGCGAAAGCGCGAAAGTATTCAACGAAAGTTTTCAAGGGTTTGATTACAACGTTGGAGACAAGAAGTACCGCTTCAAAGTTAACGACACTGGCAAGGTTAAGGAAACCCAAGGTGACATTAACAACTTTATCAAGAAGTTCTTGAACGAAAAAGGTGAAATGTCGGATGCTAAAGGCTACCATAAATCGCTGTTCACCGCAATGAACGCTGATCAAGTCGCACAACACTTTTATGAGCAAGGCAAAGCCGATGCAGTAAAGGATAGTATGGCCCGCACAAAAAACGTTGATATGAACCCGAGAGGGGTTCACGAAGAAGTAACAGCGGCTAATGGGTGGAAAATACGCGCAGTTGACAGTGGAACTAACAGCTCTAAGCTTAAGGTTAAGTTTAAAAAATAATAATCCATTTAAAATTTTACACAAATGGCATTTGCAACAGCGCCAGCTAGTCTGGCAAATTTAGCGCACCTAACACCACGTCCTGTTAAGGGCTTGTTCGGTGACAACTATATCCCATTAGGGGAGATGGACTTTACACAACAATTTCTTCCTGAGGTATACGAGAAAGAAGTAGAGCGTTACGGTAATCGTACGATCGGCGGATTCTTACGTATGGTGGGAGCAGAGATGCCTATGGCCTCTGATCAAGTAGTATGGTCTGAACAAGGTCGTCTACACATTGCTTACGATAACGTTGAAGTTAACGCAGGCGGTACTGCATTATTGATTGCTCAAACTGCAGCTAAGCCTTCTTTGATTGGCCCAGGTATGACTCTAGTAGTTAGCCAAAGCCTTGCAGGTGGAGCTATCACCACTTTTAAAGCTTTTGTAGTAAGCGTTGTAGCTACTTCAGCTACAGTTCAAACAGCTGCTATTAAAGTGTACGATACATCTGATGCTTTGGTACCCGCTGCATTACGCGGAGACACTGACTTAAGTCTATTCGTATACGGCTCTGAGTATGGTAAAGGATCTGTAAACGCTGGTAACTCATTAGACGCTTCGTTTAATCATTTTTCTAACCAGCCTATTATCTTACGTGACAAGTATAGCGTTAACGGCTCTGACACAGCACAGATCGGTTGGGTTGAAGTAACTACTGAAGCTGGAACCTCTGGTTACATGTGGTACCTGAAGTCTGAGCATGAGTCTCGCTTGCGTTTTGAAGACTACCTAGAAATGTCTATGGTTGAGTCTGAAAAAGTAGCACAAGTAGATGGTGATGGTGTTCGCGGTTTTGCCGATGCTTCCGGAACGAATCTACAGGGTACTCAAGGTTTGTTCTCTGTATTGGAAGAGCGCGGCTTGGTTTACAACAACGCTGATTTTGGCGGTGCTAACGGGCTAGGTGAGTTTGATACTATTCTTTCTGAGCTTGATAAGCAAGGTGCTATTGAAGAGAACATGATGTTCTTGGATCGCGCAACTTCTTTGTCTATCGACAACATGCTTGCTGCACAGAATTCTTACGGAGCTGGCGGTACATCTTACGGTGTATTTGACAACTCTGAAGATATGGCATTGAACTTAGGTTTCTCTGGATTCCGTCGTGGTTCTTATGACTTCTACAAGACTGACTGGAAATACTTGAACGATTCAACTACTCGCGGATCTATCGGCGACATTGAAGGTGTAATCGTTCCTGCAGGTACTTCTACTGTTTATGACCAACAATTAGGCAAGAACATCTCACGTCCTTTCTTACACGTTCGTTACCGTGCTTCTGAAGCAGACGATCGTCGTATGAAGTCTTGGGTTACTGGCTCAGTTGGTGGAAATTACACTAGCGATGCTGATGAAATGAACGTGCACATGCTTTCAGAGCGTACAATGTGTACTCAAGCGGCCAACAACTTCGTATTGTTGAAGAAAACAATTAACGCATAAGCATTAATTTAATATTACCCTCGTCCTTGCGGCGGGGGTAATTATTACCTTTATTTAATTATATTATATCATGGCAACAGCAAAAACACCCGCGGCTAAAAAAGCTGCACCAAAAGCAAAAGTTGAAACCTATGTTGAACCAGAACCAGAAGTTCTTGCAACTATTCAACCTGAAACAAAAAAAGCTACAAGGAAAAAAGATGAATGGGTTTTTAAAGACCGATTGTATGAACTAGCGAGCGGCAAAGAGCCTTTAGCTTACACTGTTCCTACAATGCACTCTACAAAAAGCCCATTGCTTTACTTTGACAAAGAAAAAGGATACCAGCGAGAAATACGCTATGCTACAAACCAACGCTCTCCATTTGTTGATGAGCAGGAAGGTACAGTAACATTAGGGCGTATTGTTTTAAGAAACGGTATCTTACGAGTTCCAAAAGAGAACATAGCAATGCAAAAGTTTTTATCTGTACACCCGTTCGTTACTGCGGGTATAATTGCAGAGTATAAACCTGAGTCAATAGCTGAAAACGAAGTTGATTGGATTGAAATGGAATTAGAAGCACTTAATGCCGCTAAAGTTATGTCGGTTGACCAGGCTGAAGCAATAATGCGTGTCCAGAGCGGATCTAAGGTATCTGAGCTCTCTTCTAAGGAACTTAAAAGAGATTTACTTATATTTGCGCGTAAACGACCTGGTTTGTTCTTAGAGCTAGCCAACGACGATAACGTGGAACTAAGAAATATTGGGATCAAAGCCACAGAGCGTGGATTGCTAACATTATCAAGTGACAATAGAACATTTATGTACGGCGAAAATAAACGCAAGATCATGACTGTTCCTTTTGACGAGCACCCTTATTCAGCGCTTGCTGCATTCTTCAAAACAGATGAAGGTATGGAAGTATTGAATGTAATTGAAAAACGACTATAAGTCAAATGGTGGGGATCGCTAACGCGGTCTCCACTTTAATAACATAAAACATTATGAGCGTAAGCGTAGACACTGTTTATCAACGAGTATTAAGTATACTCAATAAAGAGCAACGAGGGTATGTTACGCCTCAAGAATTTAATCTGTTTGCTAATCAAGCACAGATGGATCTATTCGAGCAATACTTCTATGACATCAACCAGTTCGGTAGAATGCATGGAAACGACACGGAGTTCTCCGACATGCTCAACATTCTCAACGAAAAAATAAACTTATTTGAGGTTACTGCTGCAATGACTTACAGCACATCGCCTGCTCCTGCTATTAATTATTGGTCACCTCCAGCTGATTTATATCGCATAGGTACACTTATCTATAATAATACAGAGGTTGAAAGAATTAATCAAAAAGAGTTTTTATACATAAACCAAGCGCCTTTAACCAAGCCCACTGATACAAGACCTGTTTTTGTAGCTAGCGACGACGGATACAAAGTATATGGTACAGTTGAGTTAACTGCTGGTGTAACGTGTAATTATATTAAAAGACCCACTACAGTAGAGTGGGCTTACAATACACTTAACGGCGTTGCTCAATACAACGCTTCCACTTCTCAGAATTTTCTTCTTCACGCTTCTGAAGAAACAGAATTAGTAATGAAAATACTAGAGCTTGCTGGTATTTCAACACGCGAATTGCAAGTGTACCAAATAGCTGCTCAAGAAGAAGCACGCAATACTCAACAAGAAAAATCTTAACACATGGCATTATTAAATCAAACTAGCGAAGCTTATTATCTTGGCGCCGACGGCGTTTGGAATAGTGGTGATGAAGATTACGGTGACTACCAGTTTGTTAGCCTTAAAGATATGGTTAATAATTTTATGATAGCCTATGTAGGTGAAGATAAAATTATAAGCAAGATCAAAAGAACAGACGTAGCTTTTCACGCACAGCGTGCCATTCAAGAATTTAGCTTTGACACGCTACCCTCGCAAAAAGCATACGAAATAGAAATACCGCCTTCGCTGTCAATGATATTGCCACAGGATTACGTTAATTATGTACGGATGTCTTGGGTAGACGCTAATGGTATTGAAAGAATTATATATCCTATTCGTGATTCAAGTAACCCTTCCGCTATTGCACAAGATAACAATTATCAATACACGTTTGACGATGCCGGTAATATGCTCAAAGCACAAGAGTCTGAAACGCTAAAGAGGTTTAGTTCGGATTACTACGGAGCGCCATATAACAATCCGCAAGACAATGCGGTAAACGAAGGCATGCTTTTTAATATGTACCGCTACGGTAGACGCTATGGTTTGCAACCGGAGGCAGCGCAAATGAACGGGGTTTTTTATATAGACCAGCTGAACGGCATTGTGCATTTTAGTTCAGATATGGTAAACCGCATAATTACATTAAAGTACATTAGTGACGGCCTTGGCACAGAAGAAGAAATGCGGGTGCACAAGTTTGCTGAAGAAGCAGTGTATAAGTATATTACTCATGCAATTTTAGGAACAAGAGCCAATACCCCTGAGTACCAAGTAACAAGGTTTAAAAAAGAAATGGTTGCTGCTAAACGTAACGCTAAATTGCGCCTGTCTAATCTTAAGATATCTGAATTAGCACAAGTAATGAGAAACCAATCCAAGTGGATTAAACACTAATATATGGCTAAGCTACAGCATACATTTATCCAGGGTAAAATGAACAAAGACCTTGATGAAAGGTTGGTACCTAATGGACAATATCGCGATGCCCAGAATATTCAGGTAAGTACATCTGAAGGATCTGATGTAGGTGCCGTAGAAAATATACTTGGTAATACTAAGAAGAACTTAAGAAGCACTGGGCCAGATGTGTTTTGGCAATCAAGCTTTGGGTTACAAAACCCCGTTTGTATCGGCGTTATTAAAGACTCACAAAACGAAAAAATATATTGGTTTTTAAATTCAGCGGATTCTAGCACGGATGCTATTGTTGAATACGACCAAACCACAGGTATTGTAGCCCCCGTCCTAGTTGATGTAAATGGTGTATTAAACTTTAATAAGTTAAACCTTATCACTGGTGTAAACATTTTAGAGAATCAACTGTTCTGGACAGACGATTTAAACGAGCCTAGAGTAATTAACATAGACACGTTTAAAGCCGGATCAGTACAATCAGGCTCTACGCTAAACTCAACAACGCACGTTTACGGTGCAACTAGAGATTTTATAGCCTCAGATATTACGGTTATTAAAAAAGCACCACAGCAAGTGCTTACAGCTATAGCATCACCTTCTATATACAGCGGGCCGGGAACAGGTATTACGCCTGTAACTGTTTCAAAAAATTTATTTACCGCTGAGGTAGGGCAAGTTGTTAATATAGGCCTAGCTCAATCTATATCTTGGAGCGGTATTAGTGATACGACATTTACTTTAACGGCTGATATTGTTAATGACGACAATTCTAGAACCTTTTTTGAAGCAACCGCTAGCATAGATACTTACACTAGCCAGTCTGATGTGGATATTTTAATTATCAGCATATCTGACGATGTTCCTGACCTTACTTTAAACTGGGAGATGCTACTTGTAGAAGGCGAACCTATATTTAAAAATGATTTTCCTAGGTTTTCGTATAGGTATAAATATTCTAACGGGGAATACTCTCCTTATGCACCTTTTTCTAAGCCGGCTTTCGTTCCCGGGTATTTTGAATACTTAAGCCGCGACGGTAATAACACAGGTATGGAAAGCGTTATTAGAAAAATAGCTGTTGCTAATTTTCAAACTACTCCTAAAGATGTTGACGAAGTAGAGGTTTTGTACAAAGGCTCAAGATCAAATAATGTTTACCTAATAGAATCTTTTAAATATGATTTTAGCGCCGGCGTCCAGCCGGTTTTAAATGTAGATATAACTTCCGGTACTTTAGGTAGGGTAATAGAGTCTTCTCAGTTGTTAAGACTGTACGATGCAGTGCCTAAGAAAGCTAAAGCACAAGAGGTTGTTGCTAATAGAGTTATGTACGGTAATTACGTGCAAAACTACGACGTACTAAATAGTAGCGTCGATATAATAGCTACACAAAACAACACTACGCATTCATCCCCTGTTTTAGGACTACCCTCTGTAAAAACAGATAGGGAATACCAGGTAGGTGTAACTTTTATTGACGACTACGGTAGAGAAACTCCTGTATTCACAGCAAACAACGGTGCTATTTCTGTTGATAAAAGAAATGCTCCGAAGGTAAATTCTATACGCGCTAAGCTAAATTCTTTTTCAGCACCTAGCTGGATTAAAAAATTTAAGTATTATATAAAAGAATCCACCCCTGAATATTACAACATAGCATTAGACCGCTATTACGAGGCGGAAGATGGGGAAATATGGCTTTCGTTTCCTTCTTCGGAAAGAAACAAAGTACAAGAGGGGCAATACATTACTCTCAAAAAAGAACACGACAACGATACGCCTGTTACTATAAATAATAAGTACAAGCTTTTATCTGTAAAAAACGAAGTGCCTGAGTATATATCAAACGTTAAGCAAGTAAAAGCCCGGTCGGCAATTGCTGCTAGGTTTTCACCTACAGTAGGGTTTGAATTAGGTAATAATAAAGTAACTTTTAACGGGCCACTGGAAACCATTACGCCTGTAGATTCTGGCAATACTGTTATTTCAAATAGTAATTTTGCAACCGGATTTAAAGACACCGCTTTTATTCAGTTTTTTAACGAATCAGGAACCGCTGCTTCTTCTATATATCAAATAAAAGAAGGAGGACCTACCGGTGAAATTACAACGAATACCACCCCTAACCCCGAGGTTGAATGGGGTGTATATGAAGTATTCTTAACTGAAAACTTAAAACAAAGAGATAACTGGCTAGCCCAGTTAACCGACTGGGAAAATATTAGAGCAGTCTTATACAGAGAGGAAAGAACTGCTTTGCCTGAGTTTGAGGGTAGATTTTTTGCAAAAATTAAACCTACAGCATTTTTTAGAACAGCTGTGCAAGCCGCGTTTTCCTCAACGGTTCCTGAGCTTATACTTGACGAAACCATAACTGTTTCAGCAGACAACACCGGTATATCCTCTAGCGCAGATCATAAAGTTATATGGCAAGACGCCTTGGCTCCCAGTGGCGAAAGCCAGTTGCCAGCAATCAACAACTTTAAGTTTAGATTGCTAGCAGCAAGAACCGACGACTATACTTCTTGGCAAGCGTCAGCGGCTTTTCAAAACTTTTATAAAGATATAATAGAAGGGAGTTATATAAAGTTTGAATACAATAACGGCAATTTAAGCGACGATTTTTATCAAATTATTGATAAATCCGTTTTCACCAGTGTTTACAGCAGAAACCTTGGGGCGCAGGGCACAGGTACTAGTATGCAGTTTGAGTTAAATAGAGTTTTCAATGATTCTTCGTACAGCGGCAGCGGAGGCGCTGCTCAGTTTGCTAAAATTAAAGTTTATAGAGAAAGATTTTCTGGAGATTTAGAGGAGCTTTCGTCTTCAAACCCCGCTGTTTTTGAAACAGAACCAATTGAAGTTGCCGACTTAGATATTTACTACGAAGCGTCAGCTCCAATAGATGTGTCTGTTTTAAACGCTTACCAAACTATAGATTGGCATAATTGTTATTCGTTTGGCAATGGTGTTGAGTCAGACCGCATTAGAGATGATTTTAACGCGCCAACTTTAGGTAATGGTGTAAGAGTGAGCTCAACACTAGAAGAGCCGTATAGAGAAGAACGTAGGGCGACTGGGCTAATATTCAGTGGCATATTTAATTCCATAAATGGAGTTAACAATACCAACCAGTTTCTTATAGCGGAAAGTATTACTAAAGATTTAAATCCAACTTACGGTTCAATTCAAAAGTTGCATGCTCGAGACACGGATCTAATAGCCTTGCTAGAAGACAAGTGTTTTAAAATACTAGCAAATAAAGACGCACTGTTTAACGCAGACGGCAATACTAATGTTACTTCAAATGCTAATGTATTGGGGCAAACAATACCTTTCGTTGGCGAATACGGTATATCTAAAAACCCGGAGTCTTTTGCAAGTTTTGGTTTTAGAGCATACTTTACCGACAAAGCTAGAGGCGCTGTAATGAGGTTATCAAGAGACGGTCTTACTGACATTAGCGATAAAGGCATGTCCTACTTTTTTCAAGACGGACTTAAAACAAATGTTAATCCTAGTATAATAGGCGCTTACGATTCCGATGCCGGCTCCTACAATGTTGTTATAGGCGGAGAGGGCATATCGTTTAAAGAAAAAGTTGATGGATGGAACACTAGGTTATCTTACGATCCTGAAGCTGGTATATCATTAAACAACGAGTATTACACGTTTAAAAACGCAGAGCTGTATGAGCATGCGCCTTATGTGGACCGAAATGCAAACCCACTGGTTGCTGTGCCTAGATCGAACTTTTATGGAGTGCAAGAAGACACAACTGTTACACCTTTATTCAATGATGCCCCAACAAGCGTTAAAAACTTTAAGACTCTCTCGTACGAAGGAGATGAAGGGTGGATTGCTTCTATCGCAACAAATAAACAAAGCGGAACAGTAAGCACATGGAAAGAGCGCGAAGGCATATACTTTAATTACATAATGGGTGACGCTACTACGTTAGCTAATATAGATTTAAAAGAGTTTAGTGTGCAGGGAATAGGCAACGTGCTGGCACATTCTGCGGGTAGTACTATAATAACCATAAACGGGGAAGTTAATGTTTCATTGCAACCCGGTGATGTTATTTATTCAAACGCCCCTGGTAATACGTTAAGAGTCATAGGCACGGTTCTTGTTGTTGACAGGGCAAATAACTCTATAAGACTTACTAGCGCAATACCGGGTGCGCCGCCCGCGGCTCCCGACTTTATGTTATTCGCCAAAAACAGCCAGGTTAATACATCAGGATTGTTAGGCTACTATGGTGAAGCTGTATTTAGCACTTCAAGTTCAGACAAGAAAGAGCTGTTCGCGGTGAACTCTGAAATATTTATAAGCAGCGAATAATACGTAATAATAACTTATAAACTAATTAAATATGGCACTACCATTAATTTTCGCGGTACAAGGATTGTCGCAGCTGGGTCTTGGTGCTTACAACGCTTTTCAAGCAAACAAAATGAAGCGTGAAGCGCAAGGCGGTTATGATAAAGCTTTGCAGCAATATAGAACACAAGACACTAGCAACTTATATCGCAATTTGGAAAATCCATACGAGGATTTAACGGTTAACCAGCAGCAAGCTCAATTTCAAACGGAGCAACAGCAACAGGGCTTAGCGGATATTATGGGCTCAATGCGCGGTGCTGCTGGAGCTTCCGGTATTGCAGCGTTTTCGCAATCACTTGCAAATCAACAATCAAGAAACATACAAGCGGCCTCAGCGAGTATAGGGCAGCAAGAAGCACGTAATCAAGGTATGGCCGCACAAGGAGCTATGAACCTACAGGCTATGGAACGAAGCGGCGCGACTCAATCGCGTGCGCTTAAAAGTGATATAATAGGTACAGAGCTAGGTATGTCTATGAATCAACTAGCGGCAGCAAACCAGGCTAAGCAGCAAGCGGCTGGACAGATAGCGGGTGGTGCTGGCAATTTATTAGCTGGCGGCGTTGGTATGTACCAGGATTATAAAGGCGCGGGTGGTGGCTCCGATATGGGCGGTACTTTACCAACCTCTCCCGCTACTAATGCAACAGGAAATGCTTATCTTGGCTTTTCAATGAACCCATCAAGAAGTGCAGGTTTAACAAGTGTTGGGCAGCCCACTCCGGAAGAAATTCAAGAAGCATTAAAACTATTACAATCAGCAGGCTATGGCGGATAAAGGAATATTAGCGGCTTCTGCTAAGCTAGCACAGTCGCAGATACCTACAGATGTAGCCGGAGAGTTTATGAAAACTTTTAGTGCAGGTGTAGAGGCTTACGAAAAAGAAAGAGCTGGAATTCAGAATGAGGTTGCTACTTATATGAGTAGCCTCAAGACGGATATAGACTTTACATCGTTATCGCCAGAGATGGAAAAAGCTACAAGAGGCTTTTTAACGCAGGGTAAAAACGAGTTTAACGAATTAGCAAACAAAGTAGCTAGAATAAAAGATCCTTCGTCTGAGGAGTATCAGAACGCTGTTGATAGAATGAATGAAATTCAGCGTGAGTTTACTACTTTAGCCGGGGAGTTAGGTTCTTATAATCAAGAGAAAATAAATACCGCTTCTAACTTTGAAGCTAACGCCTATTCTAAAGGTGTTGCAAACAAAGATTTAATTGTCCATAAAAATATATACGGATTATCAGAAGCAGGCATGGCGCCTGTGTCTATACAAAAAGGCCATTTAAATTTCAACGTTGACGGTGAATTAGTCCGCTACGATAAGGTGCAGGGGCTAGCAATGCCTAGTGAAATACCTGTTAAGATTGTTGAAAATGCGGCTACGTTTAGTGGCTATAACAGAGCGTTAACCACACAAGAGGTTAATGCACAGTCTATTTATTTAGACGAGTCATTAAAAGATTCAGCAACGCTAGCATCGGTGTTATTTGATTATCAAAAAGAATTACCGTTTCCTGAAATACAAAAAGAGTTTTTAGATGCTCGTAATAACGGAACACTAGAAGAAAAACTACCGGACTTAATAGCGCGTACCAAAGACCTTATATTAACCGGCTACCAAGACGCTGCGCTAGAAGGCGAAGCGGCTTACGATGCACGTACTAATGACACCAACCCAAGCGATGCTCCTAAATATTCTGGCCAAGGCGCTTATATGATAGGACACTATAACCAAAAAAGAGGGGTTATACCATACCCCGGCACCAATAACATAGCCTATTTTATGGTTGATGCTAGCAATAACAGGATTATAGGTTCAGGCACAGGCGGTGCATATACAAAAGAAGATAAGAAAAAAGCCGTGGGTTACCAGAGATTTACAAAACAAGACGGCGAAGGTTGGTTGACCGACGCAACTTATTCTGTTGTTCCGCTTAATAATCCAAAAGAATTTTACCTACAAAACAATAATCTAATAAAATACGGTTAAGCTATGTATAAAAATACTAAGACTGGAGAAATTGTTTCTTTAGCGGACGCGGAGTCGGCAGCTTTTTCAGCGAACATGTCCCTCGACGGCTGGCTGAATTTTTATAACTTTGTAGAAGAGGGAAAGGAACAGGGCCCAGCACAACCACCGATGACGGGGCCTCAACCAGAAGGTGGGGACTCCAATTTGGACGCTGGTTCTTCGGCGTCACTAGTGCCTAGCTCATATTTAATCGAGACTGGCAAGAAAAAATCAAAAAGACAAATACGATGGGAAGAGTCTAAGGCTGTATATGAGCAGGGGGAAATGGCTGCGTTTAATCCATCAGCTTTAGATCCTAGACTGCAACGGCCGGAAACACAAGACGGAACCTCAATAGACATAGGCGTTGACGATAGATACGCTGGATTAGGTATACCTACGCTTATTGAACAAGATGAATTTGAAATTGAAGAAAGAGATTTAGACATAGAAGATCCCCAATCTACAAATTTATTTATCAACCCTTCAATATATAATCAAGAAACAGGTGAATTTGAAAGAAGCAATGATCTTGTAAAAAAGTATTATTCTTCTGTAGGTCGTACAGTAACTACACCAACCGGCGAAAAAGTTTCGTTGCGCGCTACAAGCGGAAAATCAGCTTTTGACGATGTAGAATTTTCAAAAGAGGTTTACGCAACACTTCAGGAAAATGGACTTAGTGCCGATAATTTTGAAGGCTTTTTAAGGAGAGATCCTTTAGCACAGGAATATTTAGAAAGAATAGAGCGTGGTGATTTTGAGTTTGACGAATTTGCACCAGTGCAAAGTCGTTTTGTTGCTTTCAAACCTACCGTTAATACAGGCTTAAGCCCAACCGAAGAAAAAAGACTAACGGAACAAAGAATACTAAGAGAACTACTCGAAAGATATGTAGAAACCGTTAACGAGCATGCTAACCGCCAAGCGTTTGGTAAAGATCTTAGAGCCAACCCGGAAAAATACGGAAAATTTGCAGACATTGAGTCCGCTTATAAATCTTACGTATACAACAACGGGTATGGCGAAATAATTGAAGATGCGAGCGCATATACTGACAATAGATTTGCTGAGCTAAAAGCTTTTGAAGACCAGCAAACTAAAAAGTTTTTGGAAACAATAACAGACGAAGCAGGAAATATTGAAGGGCGTAGTGGCTGGGATGTAGCGGAGTCTATAACAAATAATTTTGGCATTGCCGCACTGCGAGGGATGACTTTAGATCCTTATATAGCTATAAATTCTTTTTTAGGCTTTAAGAGCGAAGCAGCAGAAATGCGCGATAAAAAAGCGCTTGCTGATATGCGTACAAGTCACCTTAATAAAGGCACTTATTTGGTACCACCTTCCGGCAAAATACTTGAGATCGACGGCACGCAGTACTTATTAGGAGACGACGATCTTTTATATAATCTTAGTGCCGAGGTTGTAGCGTCCTCTTATATGGATTCTAAAGAAGTGTTTAATATTTCAGAAAAAATTAAAGCCGACGGAGAAGAAAGCACATATAACTCGACCAGTTATAAAGGCGGTGCTATTCAAGCG